CGTCTTTGTTATATGATAAAATAGTCCAACATGCATTTCCTAAAAAATCACTATTAACACCACAGCAACCAATATTAACAGAAGATGATTATAAGATTGGCAGCATTTCGAGATATATAGCAGTGAGAATTAATGATTATACTGGTGATTCTGTAATTGAAATATCAGAAAAAGACTATACAAAATTTAGAGTAAAGAAAACATCAGCGTCGTTCATATACAATCTCATCGAAATCAAATGGAAATTAACTGGATCAATGAATGATATATATGATAAAGATGTTAGATTGGAAAGTGGCGTGTATGATACAAACAAACGGATCATAGAATCAGCGTCACAGAGAACTGGATTCTCATGTCTAAAAAATGTTATAACTGACTATTTGAGATATACCATATATGATCCAAATACACCAGTTCAGATTAAAAATATGTTTTGATAATTCAAGTTTTTTTTGTATATTTGTATAATGATTATTGATAATTTAGATGGCTTTAATGTTTTTTTGGAAGATGCTTCCAAAAAGAATGTATTATTGATTCCAATATATTCTGATATAAACAAACATTCGGTTAATAACCGAATCAGTCTGCTTTATATTCATGTAATTGGCGGCAATACATATGTGATTCCATCAAATCATTCCGAATCACTAGTGGATAAAAAGTTAATTGACAAAATAAAACTCGATGGTCTGGTTTTTGTATTAAACAAAAAGAGGTTCATGTATCATATGAAATTTGAATCAATGTTTGATTATAATACATTGAATTACTTTTATACAAATAATCCAATTGACATAGAATCATATGAAAATAACTGTATATCATATTATACTAGACGTCGTGGCAATATCAAGAATATTATTGACATAGTACCGCTTATAAAAATAGTGGAAATGTGTAATAAGATCAGAGATAATTTTATAGAATTCTATAAAAATACAAAAATCACCGATCAATTTGCATACTATGATCTGGCGTTTAATGATACATTGTTTAATATTGAAAAAAATGGATTAAAAGTAACTGATAGATTCCATCACTTGTTTAACTACAATCAACTAGTGTCATCTCTTGTGTACAGCGAGTATAATATATTCACACGCACAGGTCGTACGAGCAATGCATTTGGTGGCGTAAATTTTTCTGCAATCAATAATAACGAAGATCGAGAGTGCTTTATTAGTAGATTTGGCAAAGATGGCATGATGATCCAATTTGACCATACAGCATATCATTTATATTTGGTTGCATCTTTAATTGGTTATACATTTCCAAAGGACGTGAGTGCTCATGAATATCTGGGTAGATTTTATTATAATAAAGAATCACTGACTGAAGATGAAATTGCAGAAGCAAAAAAAATAAATTTTAATATATTGTATGGCGGCATAGATGAGGATTTCTTGAGCATACCATTTTTCAATTTAACAAATTCTTACATAGAAGAACAATGGAAAAGTTTTGAAAATGATACTTATATCTGTAGTCCGATTTTTAAGAGGAAAATCAAAAAATCATCTATCGATGATATGAGTCCAAATAAACTGTTTAACTATTTAATTCAATCAATGGAATCGGAAACAAGTATAATGAATATTAATAAGGTCGTTAAACTACTGGATAGTTTCAAATCAAAAATAATATTATATACTTATGATAGCATATTGGTTGATTTTAATAAAGCTGATGGGGGTGAATTGATTACGGATATTAAGAATACTTTGGAATGTGAAGGAAAATATCCGACATCAGTTAAAATTGGTTATGATTATTTCAATATAATAAATGTAGATAAACTATGATAAATCAAAAATTAATACTTAAAAAGTGGGCACAAAGTATACCCAATGGTGTAATTGATACTAAAAATATTGTACATCAAGCAAATTTAATTGAAATATTGCGAGATATGAACATTGAAGAAGATCAAATTCAAGAAGTAATGTCGAGTATTCGTGGCGAAATCAATGAAGAACAAATGGTACCCAATCCAAATCCGAGTCCAAATAAAAAAAAGGACATGGTTACACTAGCGTATGCTAGAACATTTTATGAGAAGGGCGGTGATACTGGACTATCTGATGATGAAATAGTGAAAAAAGCAAAAGAGGATAGTAAAGGTAAAGATAAAAAGGAAACTGAAGACACCAAACAGAAAAAGGATGTAATTAGTGTATCTGATAAAACTAAACAGGATTATTCCGAAATCTTATCAAATATGGATACGATGACCGAACAAGCTGATCAAACCACAAAAGATAGAATAAAAATTCTAAAGCAATCAATTAATAAATTTATGGAATCGGATAACTATGAAGACCAAGTATCAGCAATACGTGAAATGGTTGAATATGGTTTAATAGAGGCTCCAATTGGATCTAAAAGTAAAAAAATATATTTATCAGATAATACAACACTACCATATAAATTTATTACTAAAAGTAGTGGAACTCAACTAACAGCTGCTATGATAAAAATTATTAGGGCTGAAGGAATAGACGTTCCACTCCGATCAAGTGGCAGAAGAACCGGATCAGCATACTATGGAGCTCACAATGAGAGTGGAATTGCATCTTATGTTTTTTCAAGTAAAGAAAATAAAGATATATATGAATCTGCTAAAACAGAACTAATTGGAGCTGGAGAAACCGAAGAACAAAAATATGATGATATAAATAAAAAAACAGCAAAACTTATATTAGAAGCATTGCCGGAAGGATCTAAGGTTACGGATTGTTTAGCCGTTGGTGGAATAGGTAAATTGGAATTAGAAAAAATGGGAATATCCAATAGAACGGATCCAACCGATATCGTGGTTACCTATAAAGATAAGGAAGGCAACACTAAATACACGAAATTATCAGCCAAAATATATTCTGATCCGAGTAGAATTACAATGAAAAATGCTGGAATGACAGACGCTGGAGTAACATATTTGGGTGACGCTGGAAAAGAAGTAGATGATGTTGTTCTAGCTATGAGAGAAAAACACAAGTGGGATGATTCGATGTCTGTTCAAGAGAAAAAACAAAAAAAGGTAGATTTTAAGAAGGAATATATGAATATGTTTTTCTCAAAAATGGAGGAATTATCCAAAACAGATGCGGGACAAGACCAACTCATTAAAATGTGGAGTGATATACATGGCTGCGGTGCAGATGTAAGTACATCAATAGCAAATAAACGCACAGGGAATGTTGAATTAAAACCACCAAATTATTATTGTATTGGTATAAAAAAACCACTCAAAACATCACACGATGGAACTAAAATGATAATTGAAGTAGATGGTAATAATGATTCTTTTATTCAAATTGATGTTAAAACAGAGGATAAAGCAGCACCGGTATTGTTATTTAGACATATAACAAAAAAAATTAAAAAAACAAAAGATGATAAAAAATAGAATTTTGGTATTGAAAATTTAATTAGCAAAATACTCGGAGAAAATGATTGAAGTTACAACTAATAGTCACATTCACTAACAAAAAATCACTACAAAATGTTACTAAAAACATCGTAGATAAATTTGATAACATATTAAATAATAAAATATATGTACTATCAACATCTGGCGAAAAATTAATATGTAGTTATTCTGTTCAGTTAAAAGAGCCAATAGCTTTTCTATCTGATAGTATTTTGGTACATAGGAAAAAATATACGAATACGTTATATTCTATAAATGCACTAAATTTCATAATAAAAAGAATGAACAATGGTTTGTTAGATAAAACATTACAAATTCCATGGGACAATTATGAGAATTGCTTATTAATTATTGATAACGGAGAATTAAAAAAAATAAATACAAACCTATCAGAAATAATAAATATTGAAAAATAAAGCTTGTACAACTGAAAAAAAAGTTGTATATTCGTGTAAATTAAACATTAATTAAAACTAAAAAAGGAGAATTAAAAATGCCAATTGACAAAAAAATTATTAAAGAGAAATTAGAAAGAATTTCACAATCAGCCAGACGTAGAAAAATCGTTTGGAAACCAGACGCAGGAGACCAATATGTACGTATTGTTCCTTATAAATCAAATCCGGGCTTCCCATTTATTGAACTATATTTCCATTATGGATTTATGGGTAAGAACATTTTATCACCAACAACATTTGATGAACCAGACCCATTGGTAGAATATGCCAATAAACTGAGAGAATCAGGTGATAAAAAGGATTATGAAAATTCTAAAAAGTTATTTCCAAAAATGAGAGTTTATGCTCCGATCCTTGTTCGTGGTGAAGAAGGAGAAGGTGTTAAATTCTGGGGATTTAATAAAACCATTTATGAAGAATTCTTAGGAATATTAAGTGATCCTGTTTGGGGCGATATTACTGACCCAGCAGAAGGTAGAGATGTAAAAGTAACATTTATACCAGCAAAGAGTAAGGATACATATCCAAAAACTACTATTGTGGTACAACCAAATATTACACCAATTAGTACAGATACGGCGATCATATCTGAAGTGAAGAATCAAGCACCAATATCTGATGCTTATACAACACCAACATATGAGGAAATGGTTGATTTGTTAAATGAATATTTGGAGGTTACACCTGAATCAGATGAAGAAGAAGAAGACAAACCGAAAGAGCCAACAGAAAAAGGTTATGATGATCTACCATTCGATAGCAAAGAAGTTCCAGAAAAAAAGGAATCAACCAAGAATGTTAGAGGCATCGATAAACTAAAAAGCGAGTTGGATAACTTATTCCCATCAGAAGAATAAATAAATTAAGAGATTTTTATGGAAAATAAAAGAAGTGAACTCGCTGAGTTATTAGCGAACACGCTTAATAATAAATTTAAAGCAACCAATTATAAAACAGCCTATTTTCTTGAAGACGATCCCGATGCACCCACAAATGTAAATGAGTGGGTGCCAACTGGGTCATCTATACTTGATATTAAAATATCAAATAAACCAAATGGAGGATTTCCCGTTGGTCGTATAATTGAGCTTCTAGGATTGGAGGCTAGCGGAAAATCTTTACTAGCCGCGCATGCACTAGCCAATACACAGAAACTGGGAGGCATAGCAGTTTATATTGAAACTGAAAGTTCAGTAAGCAAAGAATTTCTAAGAGCAATCGGGGTTGATTTGAAGAATTTGGTATATGTACCACTTGATACAATTGAAGACGTATTTGAAGCGATTGAATCAATTATCGAAAAAATCAGAAAAACAAGTAAAGATGTTCTAGTAACTATAGTAGTTGACTCAGTTGCAGCAACAACTACAAAACTGGAAATGTCATCTGACTATGATAAAGCCGGATATAATACTGGTAAGTCTATTATCATTTCACAGGCCTTACGTAAAATAACCAATACAATCGCTCGTGAGCGAGTGTGTTTAATATTCACAAATCAGCTTAGAAAAAACATGAACTCAATGCCTGGAACCGATCCATATACCACAAGTGGTGGTATGGCTCTTGCGTTTCATTCATCTGTTAGAATCCGATTGAGAAATATGGGCAAATTAAAAACCAAGGCAGGCGGTGTTGAAGAAGTAGTCGGTATGAAGACTCGAGTTGTTATTACAAAGAACCGAGTTGGTCCACCGTGGAAGGAATTGGTGTATGATATATATTTCAATTCTGGAATTGATAATTGTGGTGGTTGGTTGACCACAATGAAGGAAAGAAAACTTGTCAAACAAGCGGGAGCTTGGTACGAGTATACAGATAAAGATACTGGTGAAGTTCTAAAATTTCAATCTAAAACATTTGAATCAGACATATTATCTGATGAAACTAGAAAAGAAACAATATATAATGATATATGTAATTCATTGATATCAAAATATAGAGCCAATGAAGATGGTGGTATTGATGATATCAAAGTTGATGAGAACATATATGATGAAGATATTGATGAACTAACAGACTCGGAAGATGATGCAAAACCATCAGCAAAAATAAAACCAAATGTCAAATAATATAATAAATAGGAGTAAAGCAGAGTCCATCCACCAAGACATTAATTCAAAGGTGTTGATAGTGGATGGACTTTAACTCAACTTATATATTCGTTGTTTTGCCGCTATACCCGCAATGAATGGCGAAGGATATCATGTCGGTGGTATAACAGGATTTTTGAAATCAATTGCGTATGCCATCCGACAATTTAATCCAACAAGATGTATAATTGTGTTTGATGGAAAAAATGGATCGGTTAGACGCAGGAAATTATACCCAGATTATAAACATAAAAGTACTATTTCATCAAAGTATAATCGGATGTATAAAAATGATGCTGACGAAGTGGCATCGATGAAAAAACAATTTTCTAGATTACTTGATTATTTAAGTACTTTACCTATATCTATAATATCAATAGATGGTATTGAAGCTGATGATACAATAGCATATGCATCAACTGAAATACTAAAAGATAGTGATGTAGTTATATTATCAACTGATAGGGATTTCTTACAATTGGTCGACAAACGAATCAATGTGTGGAGTCCTATTAAAAAGATACTATATAATGTTGATACAATTAAAGAGGAATTTGGTATAAGTCCTAATAATTTTTTATTGTATAAAATGTTCGTCGGAGATAATTCAGATAATATTCCGGGAATCAAGGGAGTTGGAATTAAAACAATTGAAAAAAGATTTTCATTTCTAAAAGAGGACAAAGAATATAGCATTAATGATATTATTAATGAATGTGTATTAAATCAAAATACTAAAATCAAAATATATGATTCCGTAATAAACCAAAAAGATCAACTGTTGTTAAATAAACAACTGATGGATTTGAAAAATTTAGACATATCAGGAAACTCAAAATTATTAATAGGATATAAAATAGAAGAGAAAATAGAAAGCTTAAATAAAATAGCATTCGTTGGAATGTTATTAAAGGATGATATTATTAACTTGGTTGGTGATGTACATTTCTGGCTAAAAAACTCATTCGATAAATTGAACTACTATGCAAAGTGATAACTTAAAAGAACACGACGATAACTTTCAAGCTAAATTAATAGCTTCTTTTATCACTGATAAGTTTTTCTTTCAACAAGTAATTGATGTTATTGATCCAAAGCATTTTACTACAGAGATGGACCAGTTTGTCGTTAAATTAATGTTTGATCACTTTTTGGATTATAAACAATTACCGACAGGAACTGTAATAAAAACTGAAATTGAAAAGATTAAAGATGATGTATTGAGATCATCAATATATGATAGATTAAAAAAAGTTCAATCGGTTATTGACTCGACTGATTTACAATATGTCAAGGATGAATATTTGAAATTCTGTCTAACCAAAGAAATCGAATCAGCACTAATAAAATCAGCTGACTTATTACAAGTTGGTGAATTAGATGGAATAAAAACACTAGTCAGTAATGCATTTAATTCAATATCGGATCGCGATTTTGGTCATAATTACTTAAAAGGATTTGAAGATAGATACGAGAAAGATATCCGAAATCCAATACCAACTCCATGGCCGGTTATTAATAAAATAATGGATGGCGGATTATCTGGAGGAGAACTTGGGTGTGTAATCTCACCGCCCGGAAGAGGAAAAACATGGAGTTTGTCGGCAATTGGTTCTCACGCTCTTAAGATTGGAAAAAATGTATTACATTATACACTTGAAATTAATGAGCATTATGTGGCAAAACGATATGATTCAATATACAGCGGCGTACCATTTTCAGAACTAAGGTTCAAAAAAGAAGAGGTATTTGATAGTATTAAAAGTTATGATGAATCAACTCTAATAATAAAAAAATATGGTGGCAAAAAAGCATCAATACAAACTCTTACTGCTCATATTGAAAAATGTATCAATAATGGAATAAAGCCAGATTTGATTGTTGTAGATTATGCTGATTTACTAAAACCTACAATATATCATAATAAAGAATCACATGCGATATTGCAAGACATATATGTCGACTTATGCGTATTGGCCGAAGAATATAATATACCGTGCTGGACTGCATCACAAACCGGAAGACATGCTATAAACTTAGATATTATTGAAGATGATTCAATTGCCGGATCATATGGCAAAATAATGGAATCATATTTTGTTATGACAGTATCAAGAAATGTAACAGATAAAGAAGGCGGAACAGCAAAAATCTTTGTGGCAAAGAATAGATTTGGTCCAGATGGATTAACTTTTCCTTCGAAATTTAATGCAAGCAACGGCCGGATATTGATATATGAAAAAGATAGCATTGAAGGAAAAAAAGTAACGAATGATCTAGACAATGATATACCAACAAGAGTTGAATTACGTGATAGGTTCAATGATTTGATGGGCAAAGACAAAAAATTAGATGATAAAAAAATAGATTTAGGATAATATTTAGGAGGATATATATACATGCTATACAATTATAATGATGTTTTAGAAAAAACAAAACAGTATTTTGATGGTGATGAGTTAGCAGCTATAGCTTGGATCAATAAATACGCTTTAAAGGACTCAGATAAAAATATATATGAGCTAACTCCAGATGATATGCACAATAGACTGGCTGATGAAATATCTAGAGTGGAAAATACATATGATAATCCAATAACCAGACAACAAATATATGAATTATTAAAAGACTTTCAATATGTTATTCCACAAGGCGGACCAATGGCCGGCATAGGAAATAACTATCAGATTACATCCTTATCAAATTGTTTTGTCGTTGGCAGTGATCCACCGGCAGATTCATATGGTGGTATATTAAAAACTGACGAACAACAAGTTCAACTGATGAAACGTAGGGGAGGAGTTGGACATGATTTGTCGCACTTAAGACCATCAAATTCATCTGTACAAAATTCAGCATTAACGTCAACTGGTGTTACTTCATTTATGGAGAGATATTCTAATTCAACTAGGGAAGTAGCACAAGACGGTCGTCGTGGTGCTTTAATGCTAACACTATCGATAAAACACCCCGATGTACTTGAATTTATTAAGATTAAATCTAATTTAGATAAAGTTACTGGAGCAAATGTGTCTATAAAATTGACTGATGAATTTTTGAAATCGGTTATTGCTGATAAAAAATTTACACATACATTTCCAATTAATGCAACTGGCGATGATATAAAACAGACAAAAGAAGTTAATGCTATTGACTTATGGAATCAAATTGTATTTAATGCTTGGAATACTGCTGAACCTGGAATATTATTTTGGGATAAAATTATATCTGAAAGTCCAGCTGATTGTTATAAATCAGATGGATTTGAAACAGTGAGCACGAATCCATGTGTTTCGGGCGATACAATAATAACAACCAATATTGGCAAATTGACAGTTAAAGAAATTTTTGAAAGATTTAATAATGGTGAAAAATTTATTATTGATTCGTTTAATGTTAAAGAAAACAAACTAGAAAAAGATGAAATAGAGGATATATTATTGACAAAAAGAAATGCGAATACTATAGAATTAATTTTAGAAGATAATTCAACACTTGTTTTAACACCAGACCATAAAGTGTTTACTAAAAATAGAGGATGGGTCAATGCGTGCCAGCTTTGTGAAGAAGATATTTTATTAAAGATTGATGAAAAAAGTTGAAAAATTTATTTTCGTGATATATATAGTATATTAAAGATGGGCACAGATTTATGGAAAATGAAAATTTAGATGAGTTTAGAAATTTTATATCTGATATATATGAGCAAAAATTTTTTGATGTTAAAGGTAAGGCGCGATTTCATAATATTGAAAAAATTAAAAATGACAAAAGATATGAAAATTCTAAAAAGATTATTGAAAAATATTATTATGAAAAAGGATTTGGCATAAAATATTTTATAAAATATTTCAAATTGAATGTTTCTTACCCAGTTCTTAGAAAGTGTTTCTTAAATTTTTTTGAAATAAAATTGAGGAGTTATGAAGAAATAACAGATAATTTACGCAAACTAAGAAGGGAAAAAATAGAATATGAGAGAGAAAACAATATGGGATGGTTTTCTGAAGAATCAAGAAGAAAGACAAAAATAAGAAATTCTATACAGAGGGGGATCCAAGGTTATTTTTTTAATGAGAGCAGAAATAAATTCGTTTGGTTAAGAAGTTCTTGGGAATATATTTTTGCAAAATGGCTTAATAAAAATAAATTTGATTGGGACGTTGAAGTAGAAATGTATAATGTGGGAGGCAAGAAATATAGGCCAGATTTCTTTATATTTGAAAATAGCAAGATAACAAAAATTATAGAAGTTAAAGGCTATTGGAAAAATAATAATTGGAAATTTGAAGTATTAGGTGAACAATTAAAAGATAAAAATATAGAATTTATTTTGATAGAAAATATTTTACCCTATTGTTCACTTAAATTCAAAGATGAGGTGGAAACTTGGAAACTAGAAAGAAAGGCAGACAAATGAAAGTTATAGAAACAAAAATAAAAAAAATCAATATTCATAAGAATGAAACTGTTTATGATTTGAAAGTTAAAAAAAATAATAACTTTTTTGCTAATGATTTATTGGTCCACAATTGTTCAGAAATTCCGTTGTGTATTTTTGATTCTTGTCGTCTATTAGCAATAAATTTATATAGTTATGTTTCAAATCCATTTACAAAAAAAGCAAAATTTGATTTTGATTTGTTTAAACAACATATTGGATTTGTTACACGTATTATGGACGATATTATTGATTTGGAGCTTGAAAAAATTAAAGTGATTATTACAAAAATAGATAATGATCCAGAACTACCCGAGATTAAATTGGTTGAAAAACGCCTATGGGAAAATATTTATCACAAAACATCAGCTGGTCGCAGAACAGGAATTGGAATCACAGCTGAAGGAGACATGTTAGCCGCATTGGGTATTCAATATGCTAGTAAAAAGGCCATTGGATTCTCTACACGCGTGCATAAATTATTGGCAATAGAATCATATCGTGAATCAATTAATCTATCAAAAGAGAGAGGTAGTTTTTCAATATGGAATTTAGATAAAGAAAAAGATAATCCATTTATTAAAAGAATAATGGAAGCTGAACCTGATTTATTGGATGATTACAAAAAATATGGTAGACGAAATATATCAATGTTAACTGTCGCGCCGACTGGGTGTTTAGTTGATTCAACTAAAATTAAAACAGATCACGGATATATAACATTGGCAGAATTATTTTTGGTTAATGGATATGATCTGGAGAGACTTAGGGGACTACGAGATATGTGGATAGAACCAACCCAGGATATATATGTGTATAATATATTTGGTGAGAAGAATAGAATCACGAAATTATATTGGGCGGGTGAATATAACACGAAAAGAATTAGATTGAGCGATGATAATTTGTTGGAGTCAACCATGAATCATAAATTTTTAGTTAAACTAAATAATAAAGAAGCAATATGGAAGAAGGCAGTTGATTTACGGGTTGGTGATATTATTATTAAGAAAATTGAATAAATATTTGATATTTTTACTATTGCTCTATACTTATACTAAAGGAACATAAATAGGAGCAATAGTGAGAAATATAAAAAAAATATCGTATTTGGAAAAATATAACAAACTAGTTGAAGAACATGGACCAATAGAGGGAATGAATCAATATTACCGATTTATTAGGGGGGTGTCATTAGAAAAATATATATTGAAATATGGTGAAATAGATGGTAAGAAAAAATACGACGAATGGAAAGATATACAAAAGAATTCGGGGGTTTCTTTGGATAAAATGATTAAAAAATATGGTGAAATAGATGGTAAGAAAAAATATGAGAATTGGAAACAAGATACTAGACAAGATTTAAACGCGTTTATAAAAAGATATGGCCGCATTAGTGGTGAAGAAAAATATAATGAATTTAAAAGAAAATCATTGGCCGCATTATCTAAAGTGGATCAATCAAAAAAGAAGTCAATTAGAAAATTAAATTATTGGATGGATGTTACTAACGGTGATGTTCAACTTGCAAAAAGAAAATTATCCGAATATCAAAATACAGCAAGTTTAGATAAATTTATAAATAAATATGGGGATGTAGATGGTAAAAGACGGTATTTGGAAACAAATGCAAAAAGAGGAACGACACTACGAACAATGATCGAAAAATATGGTGAAGTAGAAGGTAAAGAAAAATACGAGATTTGGAGGAATACCAATAAGCACTTGAAAGAGGATTGGATAAAAAAATATGGTGAAGTAGACGGTAATAGGAGATATCTAGAATTAACAAAAAAGAAAATAGAAAGAACCAAAAGATATTCTGATATTGGTTTGGAATTCTGTGAAGAAATATATAAGAAACTTTGTCATAAATATAGCAATTTTTATTACGGGGAATCAGAATATATGTTTTTTATATTTGAAGATGATGTAAGGATAATAGTCCCAGATATGTATATAAAAGATATAAATTTGGTTATCGAATTTTATGGTGATTTCTGGCATAAAAATCCATTAATATATGATATTTCGCAAGAATTTGTAAAAGAAACATGGGAACGAGACGAAAAACGGATCTCCATACTAGAAAAGAAAATAAATTCCAATGTAATAATAGTGTGGGAATATGATTATCGCAAAGATCCGGATGGTGTAATAAATAAAATAGTGGATGAAATAATTATGAATTATGGAAAAGATTAATATAGAGAATATACAATATGAAGAATTAACTGTGATTAGTGTAGATGATAATGTTGCTGAAACAATGGATATTGAAGTTGAGAACGATCATTATTATGAACTAGATGGTGGGATATATTCGCACAATACTGTATCATTATTAACACAAACCACATCGGGCATTGAACCGTTATTTATGCCATATTATAAAAGAAATAAAAAAATTAATTCAAATGATGTTGATGCAAAGGTACATCATACGGATGCTTCGGGTGATAGTTGGGAACAATATAATGTATTTCATCCAAAACTAAAACACTGGATGGAATTGATGGGGCATACTAATATTGAGGATAAAATAGATGATGAGTTAAATAATATATTTGAAAAATCTCCATACTTTGGATCAACTGCAAATGACATTAATTGGTTGGATAAAGTTAAAATGCAAGGTGAAATACAAAAGTGGGTCGACCATTCAATATCAGTAACAGTTAATTTACCAAATACAGCAACAGAAGAATTAATATCAGATATATTTAAGCAGTCTTGGAAATCAGGCTGCAAGGGCATTACAGTATATCGCGATGGTTGTCGTGCCGGTGTTTTGATATCAAATAACGATTTAGATAGAAATGGGACTAAAATCCAACATAACTCAGCACCAAAACGTCCAAAAATACTTGATTGTGATATACACCAAATAACAGCTCTTGGTAAAAAATGGGTTGTATTGGTTGGTTTATTAGAAGGAGATCCATATGAAGTTTTTGCATTCAAACAAGATAAAATAACTATATCACCAAAATTTACAAAAGGATTATTAACACGACATAAGAGCGGCCATTATAAACTAGAAATACCAGACACAATAGAATTCAATGATATTACAAATTTGTTTGAACGTGATGAGCAAGAATCTCTCACTAGAATTTTATCATGGGGATTACGACACGGCGGCGGCGTTAAATATGCAATGGAACAACTGAATAAATCGGGTGAATCAATAGCATCATTTAGTAAAGCTATTTCACGAACATTGAAAAAATATATTAATGACGGTGATAAATCTAGTGTGCTATGTCCTGAGTGTGGCGGTGAAATGATATATCAAGAGGGATGCATACGCTGCAAATCTTGTTCGTGGAGTAAATGTTAAAATTATGAAAAAGGTATTACTTGAAGAATTGAATTGGCCAAATGATTTCGATAGCGATTGGTTAAATGAGATAATAGAATCTGTTAATGAAACATCTGATTGGAATGGAAAAGCTAAAATGGTAATTACACAAAAAGATGTTGATGATTATAATGGATTATTTGATAATATGCTGGGATGGGAATTCCAAATTCAACAAAATAAACATGAAGACCATAAGACCGATGGCCAAATGGTTGAATATCAAATTAGCATAACTGATAATAAAAAACAAAAAACACAATTTTATACTGAAATGTGTTTGATGGTTGGTTGGAACATTAAGTTATTAAAATAGTATTGAAATGAAAAAAAATAAATAACGAATGTACCAAAATCTTTTTTTCGATCGAGAAAGTTATGTAATGCACGTCTTCGACGATGCTAAAGGATACTATAAATCCAAATACAATTCGTATGCCTATGTATTAGATGCTGGTGGTATGTATAATACACTGGATGGCAAAACTGTTAAGAGGATACCGGGATATAAGGTTAAAGAATATGATAAAAGTTTATTATATGAATCAGATGTAAAACCAGAAATAAGGTTTTTGATCGACAAGTACGGACTATCAGATGAACCATCCAAAAATCATATTACACTATTTTTTGATATCGAAGTCGAATCAGCTGATGGTTTCCCAGACCAAGTATTAGCTGAGCAAGAGGTAACTGCAATATCATGTTGGATAAAAGAGATAGATTCATCTATACTACTTCTTCTTGATAAAAGCGACATTATAAAAGATGTAAATAAGAAAAATGTTAAAATTATATCATTCAAAGATGAAGTATCTTTATTGGATGAATTTATTAATATATTACACAAAATCAAACCAACGATACTAACTGGTTGGAATATAAATAACTTTGATATACCATATCTATATAATAGGTATACCAATATATTTGGTGAAGATGTAGCAAAACAATTAAGTCCAATTAACATAGTTAAAGAGGATCATTATAACGACGGTGAATATAAAATAGCTGGTGTAAATTGTTTAGACTATTTATTATTATATAAGAAATTCGAATCAAACCAGAAACAAGCATATTCACTTGATTTTATTGGTGAATTGGAGATAGGACTTGGCAAGGTAAAATATGACAAATCATTGGATGATCTATACAATACAGACATCGAAGGATTTATTGAGTATTGTTTTCGTGATGTTGAAATTGTAAAACAACTTGATGAAAAATTAAACCATATTGAACTGACTAAGATGGTATGTCATAAAGGACACGTACCATACGAAGATATATTTATGTCGTCTAGATATTTAGAAGGAGCGATATTAACGTATTTGAAAAATAATGAAATAGTATCACCCAATAAAAAACCAGAAATCAAACTTGTATTATCTCGAGATCATAACTTAGATGAATCAAAATTATATGTTAGAAGCATACCAAAAGAAACACCATTAAGTGGTATGTTAGGCATAAAGAAATCAAAATCCTCATTTGTATATGTCGACTATAAAGAATATAAGGGGAACTATTTCATATTAAAGGAACCACTAAAAGAATATATAGATAAAACTTATAAGGTATCGTTCGAGTTTACAGGAGCTAGAGTTAAACCACCAAAACCAGGTAGGTTTAAGTGGATGTTTGATTTAGACTTAAAATCAATGTATCCGTTTTCAATTATTACATTGAATATATCTCCAGAAACAAAAAAAGGCAAAGTATTTGAATTTGACCCATATGAGTTTTATAATAATAAAGACGCAAATATAAGAGTCATATTTGACTCAGATGAATTATTGATTACGTATTCTGAATTAAGGAAATTGTTGATAAAATATAATTGTTCTATATCATCCAATGGAATAATTTATTCACTTGAAAAACGTGGTTTGATACCAAATATACTTGAATTGTGGTCTTTTGAGCGCGATGATGTAAAGGAAAAACGCGATGAACATAAAGAAGGATCAAAGAAATATCAGTATTTCGATAGACTCCAGGAAAGGCAAAAGGTTTTGCTTAACTCAATTTATGGGTGTCTTGGTCTGCAATCATTTCGTTGGTATGATTTAGATAATGCGGAAGCAACAACGTCGAGTGGAAGGACATTAATAACATATTCAGAAAAAGTTGCAAATTTATTTTATAATAAAGAGTTAAATATCGATGTAAGTGCATCAAAAAATAATCAAGTAGATTATTGTGCTTACATCGATACGTAGATGGATTCATTATTCTTTTCAACTTTACCAATTATTGAAAAAAGATATCCAACTGAGGATTATGAAAATGATTCTTTTATGATTAATAAAACACTTGAAATCACTAGAGAAATACAAAACTTTATTAATGATTCGTATAAAAATTATTCAAATGGATTTCATTGTGTTAAAAATCATAGCTACAAAATTAAGCAAGAACTTGTAGCAAAATCCGGATTTTGGTTAGATGTAAAGAAACGATATGCATTACTAATAGTTGATAAAGAGGGCGTGAGACTTGAAAAACCAAAATTAGATGTAAAGGGATTGGATACTGTACGTAGTGATTTTCCAAATAGTATGCGTGAGTTTATGAAGGAAACATTAATGCATATATTAGAGTTTAAGTCAAAAGAGTTTTTGGATAAACATATTGAGCAATTCAAAGAAAAAATAAATTCAATTGAAGTAAAAGATATCGCTCGACCATCTTCAGTAAATGGTATTGGTAAGTATTCTGGAAGAAAAACACCAGGAGGATTGACTGAAATTAAAAAAGGAGCTCAATCACATATAAAAGGATGTATATATTATAATGATTTGATTAATATATTTGATCAATCAAAAGATTACGAGCACATCAGGAATAAAGATAAAATTAAGAGTGTTTACTTGAAAGACAATCCATATCAATTTGAATCTTTATCTTATCGGGGATATGACGATCCGCCAGAAATTATTGAATTTATTGAAAAATATATAGACCGAAATAAAATCTTTGAATTATTGCTGGTAAATAAATTAAATTCATTCTATAAAGCTTTGGGCTGGGGCGAGATTAATGCGTTAATAAATAAAAACATAAATAAATTTTTTGATTTTTAGATGATATACAATTATAAAGACGGAGACATAGACTTTAGTGATATAACTCTTAATTTAAGAGCTGATCAAAAGAGAAAAGTAAGAACTAAAAATACTGATATACTATACAAATATCAGAATAAGTATTATACGAAATACAAATCGAATTACCGACGGTTGCTTTGGAATACTAAGACCGCGATGAGTAATAATTATATTTTGGCATGCAAATTTATAGATTTCAGCACGGTCGATTCATTTATCGATATTGGATGTGGAACTGGAGAGTTTATAGATTATGTTATATCAAATCATGAAATAGACAATATTGTTGGCGTCGATGCCGTACCAAATTTTGTTGATTATGCTAAAAAAGAAAATAAAAATCATAATGTAGAATTTATAAATGACAATCTATTTAATATACCAAATAACGATGGCATTAAAACATATGATCTCTGCACTATGATTGGTGTATTGCAGGTATTAGATCTAAATTCAATGGAGCATATTTTTGATGTAATCAAAGAAGTAGTAAATAGTGGCGGTCAAATTTGGCTAACATCAGTTAATTATTATAAGTATATAAAACATCGTTTTAGTACAGACAATCGACGATTGGCTGGAACTTGGAAACATAAAGTTGAAGAAGTGGTATATTATATGAAAGATGATTTTCATGATATTAAATTCGGTTCTTTCGATAAAGATGGAGAAATAGCTGAAAATAAATACGACGGCAGATATATTTTCGTTTATGGAGTTAAAAACTAATTAAAAATGGATCCAAATAAAATTAAAATAGATGATTTTTTCTCGTTGCCATATTATATTTCATTTTATAATCTGATGTGCAAGCCACTTCCAAATAATATTGGATTCATAAAGAATAAGAATCAAATGGTATTATTCAAGCAAGAATATATCGAAGACGCTCAGCCATTTCTAGACGGCATAAAGAAAATTATACTGTTTAATATGAGCGAGGATAATTATGATTTATTTCTGAAACGTGGAATAAAGCATGCTAAATCTAAAAATGATAGCATTATTTCAATATTTGATGGTGATTTTTTCAAATTGGAAGGAAAAAAACATAGACATTTAAGATATAGAAGAAATCATTATACAAAACGATTTAATTTTGAGGTTAGAGACAGCGTTAGATCAATGTATGATTTTGATATTTTTATAAAGAAGTGGAATAATATGAGAAAAGATGCACACTTTCAATTACATACTGGCTATGATGTTAGATTCATTAAAGAGAATTTGAACAATTATAAAGATAAACTAGTGCAAAAGTGGTTTTATGATGATAATGAATTAGTCGGATATTCAGTCGTTGATAGAGCGTCTAATGGCAAATATAATCTATTATGTAGGAAAGCTTTCACTGATGAAAAATATACTGATTTATGTATGTATATGGATTATTGTGTATTCAAATTAATCTACGATGATATAAAAAAACCTTATTTAGTTAATATGGGCGCTGGACAATCTGGAGTTAAACAATATAAAGAGACTAAATTTCCATATTTTGCTTCATATAAATTGATAACAGCTAAATATGATGTAGTTAATGACCAGGTAGTAAATAATTTCTGGTAAAGCTTGTAGCTGTCCCATAATTTTTGTATATTTATATAAATGAAGTATTTTTACGAGAAAACAGATTTCGACAAATTCAAATCAAATATATCATATGATGATATACTGGGCATGGACGAATGTCAATTTACCGCTTGGGTAAAGCTATTGAGATTAGAAGTCATCCAGAACTGGAACAATGGAATCCCTCCGGTCGTAGGAAAAAATGAAATTGATATCATAAAGTCATTCCGGAAAATCAGAGGGTTTTTTACACCAGACTTGATTTTACCAGACAAGGATTGCTTGGGAATAATCCGAAATTTCAATAAAACTGGAAGTGAAATAAATCAATTTTTCCCAACAATGCTCAAAACTAAAATTACTATAAGTAAAAACCCAGATAAAGCAAAATCAATATATGATGTGATTTCAAAGGATTGTTTTCTAGATAGGTTTATTCATATAATGAAGCGGACACTCAAACGTGATTCAATGTACATATATTCAAAATCGCTAACAAAACAGACAAATGAGGATGAAATTTGTTATATGGGCGGTGATGGATATAAATGGATTATTGATAATATTAAAAAACTAACAAATTATGGCATATGGTTAAATGAAGTAGATGATTGCAGTGATGATGAATACGTATATCTCATCAAATCAGACATCGAAAAATTAATTGAATCAAATCATATAACGCAAAAAGAACTAACAAATATATCCGATCTAAAAGACGATAAAAAATACTTAATTCGATATTATAAAAAAAATCAACAAATATTTCCAGGAATAATTCAAATACTCAGACTAAGTCTTGGAACGCAACCAGTTGTGAATTTTCCACCAACTACTGCAAAATTACTGTACGAAAAGTATACAGAACACATAGATAAGGATGTGATCAATATATATGATCCAAGTGCTGGCTGGGGCGGTCGTATTTTGGGAGCAATGTCATTATCAAAAAGAGTACATTATGTTGGAGTAGATCCAAATATAGATAATTTCATATCAGGACCCAATATTACAAGGTATGAATACTTAGCTGACTTCTATAATGAAAAATGTATTGGATCAACAAATGAAAATTTTAATAAGTTTTTTGAATCAAAAGAAAATAAAAATACATATGACATATATCCATCGGGAAGTGAAAATATACACTTGAATCCCGATTTTCAAAAATATAAAGGAAAGATTGATTTTGTGTTTACGTCGCCTCCCTACTTTAATCGAGAACAATATGGCGATTCTGATGGTCAATCATATATTCAATATCCTAAATATGAAGACTGGAGGGATAATTTTCTAAAACCAACATTGAAAACAGCAGTTGAATATCTGGACAATGATAGGTATTTGGCGTGGAATATAGCATCAATTAAAATAGGCAAAGATGAGTATTTACCGTTACAAGAAGATTCAGTGCAAATACTGAAGGATTTGGGAATGGAATATATTGGATATTATCGGATGTTAATGACGAAAATGATTGGAATCCGACCGAAAGGAGTATTAAATTGGATAGAGATAAAAGGAGTTTGGTATAAATATGAGCCAATATTTCTGGCATATAAAAATTAAATTATGAAAAAAGAAGAAAAAGTAATTAATGGGGTCTTAGAACATATTTCATCAATAGAAGAAAAAACTGGTTTTGCTCATAGAATAATATTTGAAGTCGTAAACTGGTCTTCAATGAATTATTATGAAGCAATGGGATTACTAGAGGGAGTAAAAATTGATTATCACGAAACTTGGAGCAAAATCATACAAGAAGAAAATGAAGAAGATAGAAAAAAATTAAATTAAATAATAAATTATGAAAGAATATAATGTAAAATATAAAGTGGGTGCCGATGTTTATATATTATCATCAAAGAAAATTTATAAAAGTAGAATTGACAAAATTAGAGTTATAGAAAGTCAACCATACAGTGAATTTGAGTATGGTAGACATCCTGGAGAAAAAGGAAGCGTTGTTGAAAAAGATGGAATTGAAATTGATTATTTAGTAATTACGTATAAAACCGATAATTATACATCATATGATTGGTATAGTCAAGATGATATTTTTGATAATGAAGAAGAACTAATAAGGAAAATTAAATAATAATAAAAACAAATCATGAAAAAAGAAAGTTTATTACAATTCATTGACAAGTACAGTCTCGGAGATAATATCTCTACTGTACTAATTAAATCAGAGAACGACACAGTATCTGTTGATTTTATATCTGATGATAAAACAACAAAAGGAACTGTCGTGATGAATGATTTTAAGGACTTGGGTGAAGCCGAACTTGGAATCTATAATACCGGAAAGCTAAAGAAAATGCTTGATGTACTGGACGATACTATTGATATTGAGTACAAAAAAGAATCTTCAGCAAACAAAATATCATCTGTCATTTTATCGGATAAAAAAATCAAAACAAAGTATGTTGTATGCGAACAGAGTGTAATTCCGGTAGTTCCAAAAATGAAAGCAGAACCACCATATGAAATCGAAGTTGATATCGACACAGATTTTATTGATGATTTTATTCGAGTAAATAATGCTATTGATGCAGAAACATTTACTGCAATTGCAGACGATGATTCTATTAAGTTTGTTTTTGGTTATGTAAAACATACCAATACAAATACAATTACACTTGATATTAAGGCAAAAACGCAATCAAAAATTGATGAAGTAACATTAAATTCAAATATGTTAACTGAAGTATTGAAAGCAAATAGAGGCTTAAGTGGATCAATTAAAATATCATCTGCTGGGTTATCATTTATTAAGTTTACTTCTACTAAATTTGAAACTGAATATTATTTAGTTGCTGCTCAAAGTATTTAATTATGTCTGCTAAAACTGGATATACACCAACACCACTACATCCTTATTTTGAGAGATTTTTGAATCGGGAACCATACCTCTATATTACAAAAGAGGAACACGATTATATAGTTAAAAATTTCGAAGTAAGAGAAGGTAGGATACAGTTAGCAAATGTTATGGTTACTTATCCACCACCGATCCGCGAACATTCGTTGAAAGATTGCTATGTCGATTATCTGAAATTGAAGTCTACTCGTCTTAATGAGTTGTTTGTTACTGGCGATTGGAATTTTAGGAATGAAAAGGATTTTAAGCATTCTGTTAAACTAGATGGTAAGAACACATACATAAGACGCATAATGACTGGCAATATATCTAGTGATTTCTTCCATATAAAAAATAGATGGAGTTCATCTTCAATTAGGTTTCCAGCTCCAATTGATGTATGGAATCAACACAAATATTCGTACTTAATAGCTGGAGCTTTTTATACACTTGGGTTTGAAGAATTCAATCTAAGTGCGTTTAAGACTATGACAGCATTGCGTACATATATATGTTCTCAGTTTAAGCCAAACGTAGCTAAAGTACTGTATGATTATTTCAAAGCAGAATCTGTCTTGGATTTCTCGATGGGATGGGGAGATCGACTAGCTGGGTTTTTCGCAGCAAACACAGCACAATTATATGTTGGCGTAGATCCAAAAGTTGATAATCATCCGATATATAATGAACAAGCCGAGCATTATCAAAAATGGAACGGCTGGTTTGAAGTTAGCAAAAAAACAGACTTCATAATTGCTCCAGCTGAAGATGCTGATTTATCAAAATATGAAAATAAAATTGATTTGGTATTTACATCACCACCATACTTCGATACAGAAGTATATTCTGGTGAAGAAACTCAATCATGCAATAAATATAAAACAATCAACGACTGGAATGAATTATTTCTACATAAAGCAATAGACAATGTATGGAAAACAATAAAACCAGGCGGACATATGTTGATCAATATAGCTGACGTAAAAAGAGGCAATACATATATGAATATATGTGATATAATGATTGAATATGTTGAAGGAAAACATAAAGCAAAATACATAGGAGCAATTGGAATGCAAATGACGCTGAGACCAAATTCAGCCGCGAGAACTGAAGAGTTCGAAGGTGATAAGAATTCAGTATTTTGCGAGCCAGTTTGGATATTTAAGAAACTAGGATAAATTATGAAAAATAGAACAAAACAGGAAGTAGTAGTGAATAATATAATATTAGACACTCCAAAAAAGTATAAATCAGCCGTTAATAAAATGGCAAAAATGTTAGCAAAAGATGACCCAGATGGTAAAATTTTAGAGGAAATGAAAAAACTAGAGAAGGCTGGATTTGATAATAATTATATCATGAAATATATGGTCCATGCAATGAAACACAGTAATAGAACTGATGCTGATATGGAATTATTTGATTAATAAATTTAAGATTATATGATTGACAAAAATAAAGAACATTTTTTCTGGAATGAGCGGTACCGCCCCCAAAATTTAGATGATTATGTGGGCAATGAAGCATTAATACAGAGCGTCAAAATATGGATAGAAAGTGGCGAAATCCCAAATCTATTATTATATGGGAAAGCTGGGACGGGCAAATGTTTGGATTATTCTGAGTATATTGATATTGAGATGGAAGTATCTGATGATGAATATAAGATACTAAAACAATATGAAATTTGAAATATTTTCTAGAAAACATATACTAATTTAATATTCTTATGCCATTCGTGTCATGCTAGAACCGCAAACTCGCATGATGATGGTTGGATTGATTATTATGTAAATAAAAATAAACAGTTTTATGAAAAAGAAATTTAGGTTACCAGTTGGAGAACTTTTTAAGTTTTTTAATTTATTGGATATTGATGATAATGATACTGTTGATATTAATAGATATTTAGCTATTAAAAATCAATATAATAAATATAAACGTATTAATTCTTTAATAAAAAAACAGGGTCAAGTAAATATATATAAATTTGAAGATGATATAAATATTAAATGTGATGAAAAACATTTAGTTAGATGTAATAATAGATTTATATGTATAAAAGATGCCGATACAGTTGATACAATATATGGAAATAAAAAAAAGATGGGGGCAATATCAGGAACTATTAAAGATGTTTATGATTTTTCAATAGATAGTCCACACGAATATATAACATCTAATGGTGTTATTTGCCACAATACATCTTTAGCAAAATTATTGGTTAAGAATATAGATTGTGATTTCATGTATGTTAATGCCAGTGATAAAGGTAATATTGATTTTCTTAGAAACGAAATCATACCATTCGCAACATCAATTGGATTTAAGGATCGTAAAATTATAATTCTTGATGAAGCGGATTATTTATCATTTGGTGGAATGGGTGGTTCTCAACAAGCACTTAGAAATACAATGGAAGCATCATCTAGAAATACAAGATTTATTTTAACTTGTAATTATGTTGAAAAAATAATTGATCCAATCAAAAGTCGTTGCGATGTATACCATATAACACCACCATCCAGGAAAGAGGTCGCTGTATTATTAACTAAAATTCTTAATAAAGAGCAAGTGGAATATGATGTATCTGATTTAGCAGTAGTTGTTAATTCAACATATCCGGATATGAGGAGAGCTATTAATTTGATTCAACGACAATCCATTAATGGTAAACTTAAGATTAGCAAACAATCAATTATTGAATCAAATTATATGCTAAAAATAGCAGAAGAACTAAAATCCAATAAAGAACCAAAAGAAAAATTCAAATCAATACGTAAAATAATATCAGATAGTAAAGTAAGAGATTTCGAAGATTTATATAGATTTCTATTTGATAATGTAGATGACTATGCAAAAGGAAATATAGCATCTGTTATATTAGAAATAGCCGAGACTCAGTTTCAGTCGACTTTCGTGGTGGATAAAGAAATTGCGGTAACAAGCTTATTGGTGAAATTAATTAGGACCATAAATGAAAAATAAAGGAGGAATAAAATAATGACAAAACAAAATATTAATATATCTGGTTTACCAAAAATTACATGTGAAGAATGCGATAGCGAAGTATTTGAACAAGTGTTCGTAATACATAAATTATCAGCATTAGATCCAGTAAATCCAGATGGACAGGAAAGAATAATTCCTGCAATGGCTTTTAGATGTGCAAAATGTAGAGAAATACTTGACTATGAATACTAAGAAAAAAGATGGCAACAAGGCAAAGACTATATTTGATAATATAAATGACCTAACAAATAAAAAAACACCGTGGTCAGAATATGATGAAATGGATAGAAAATCATTTAATGTATTTATGTTAAATAGATGGTTATCTATGGATTTTGATTTAATTGATCTAGTTGATTATTTACAACAATATACAATTAATATACTGGATAAAGCATCTACATATAAAGTATATTTTGATCTATTACCAAAAAAGAAAATATATAACAAATATATTGGCAAATCAAAGGGAAAAAGTAATAAGGAATTACTCGAAATATTATCAAAACATTTCCAAATCAGCCACACAGAAGCAGAAGATTATTTGGAAATAATAAATAAAAATGAAGATGGAAGATTATATCTTATTGGTGTAATGAAAATATACGGAATGGACGATAAAGAAATAAAAAAAATAATCGGAAAAACATGATTAATCATAAAGCGATAGAAGGTGTTAGAAATACTGTGGATAATAAATCTGGCACAATAGTGTCGTATACTCAGTTTAGTATGTACTCATCATGTCCGTTATCATGGAAACTAAAATATATAGATAAGTTAGGCGATGATGTTTACAGCATCCACTTGCTTTTTGGATCGGCAATGCATACTGTGATCCAACGATATCTTCAAATGATGTTTGATACAACAATACAAAAACTAGAGGATTTTGACTGGAATAAATTATTAATGACTGAAATGTTAAATGAATTTACTAATGCTAAAAAGAAAGGCAGTAAAGTTCAAATCACAAAAGATGAAATGTATTCTTTCTTAGAAGATGGTATAAAGATATTAACTTGGTTCCGAAAAAATAGAGCAAAATATTATTCAAAACGAGGACACGACTTCGAAGGATCAGAAATACCAATCTATATACAGTTAACTGATATAAATGAGAATATTTGGTTTTTAGCATATATTGATTTGATTATATCTGATACAACATATAAAAAGTTCTATATGCAAGATATTAAAACATCAACAAAAGGTTGGAATCAATACCAAAAGAAAGATAAAACAAAACTAGCTCAATTGGTTCTGTATAAATATTTTTTTAGTAAATTATATAAGATTAATATTGACGATATTGAAGCAAGTTATTTTATATTGAAGAGAGAAATATATGAGGATTCTATATATCCACAAAGAAGGGTACAAGAATTTAAACCATCAACTGGAAGTGTTACTACAAATCGGGTGCTAAAGGAATTTAGAGAGTTTATTGAACACTGTTTTAATGATGATGGAAGTTATAATATAGAAGCAGAATATAAAGCTGTACATGGACCGAGAGAATACAACTGTACTTTTTGTGATTTTAAGGATAAACATGAATTATGCCACCTAAATAAAAGAACTGAATCATGAGCAAAAAAGAAAAACCAATAATATTAGTTGTATATGTCGGCATATTCGATACAGACGCTGCATATACAAAACAATATATATGTGAAATTGAAGAATCACTAAATAAATCAAGGGGTATGTTTGGTGATGAAGATATTGTAATGTTTATCGTTCCAGATTACGATGATACTGGCATACGAATTGAGTGTATAAATCCTGTCTTCGTATCAGAATCAGAATTTAATGAAATTGAAATCAAACTAAAAGAAACCAAAAAGAAACTTGATAAATATCTAGATGAATGAAATAGTAAAATATGAATTGGGCGAAGTCCGACTAGGAGATTGCTTGGAACTTATGAAAGACATACCAGAAAAAAGTATTGATATGGTTCTTTGTGATCTGCCGTATGGAACTACTAGCTGTAAGTGGGATACTATTATTCCACTTGAACCTCTCTGGAATGAATATGAAAGAATAATTAAAAAAAATATTGCAGTAGTATTATTTTGCCAACAACCATTTACTAGTTTTTTGATTAGTAGTAATTTTGAAATGTTTAAGTATATGTGGTATTGGAGAAAGTCGCGACCATCTGGTTATGTTAATGCAAAACTTAAACCACTAAAGGATATTGAGGAAATAACAGTATTCTCATACGGAACTACAGCAAACGGATCAGCTAATAATATGACATATTATCCGCAAAATTTGGTTGAAGTGAATAAAGAGTGGAAAAGACCAAAAACATATAATACTAATAGAGCGGTTAATCCCGGTAGAAAGAGTAATAAGCTAAAAAGAATTATACGATTTGAAGGATATCCAAGGCAAATTTTAGATTTTAGTATGCATAATGAGAACCAATATCATGATACTCAAAAACCGGTCGCACTTTTTGAATACTTAATTAAAACATATACGAACGAAGGAGATTTAGTTTTAGATAACTGCGCGGGAAGTGGAACGGCTGGGGTTGCTTGCATAAATACGAACCGTAGATTTATTCTTATGGAGAAAGAACAAAAATACTTTGAAATCATAAAAGAAAGATTAAATAAACTAGAAAATAAATGGTGGTAAAAAATGAAAATAGCAATAGTTGGCAGTAGAACTTTTTCTGATGAGATGATGATTCGAGATTGCGTAAATCAACTCAAAGAAAAATATGAAGATAAACTAACAATAGTGTCGGGAGGAGCAAAAGATGGAGCTGATGCATATGCTAAGAAATATGCTATATTTTTTAGCATTGAATACCACGAATATAATCCAGCTCATACTAGAAAGAACCAATATTCAATAATGCCACAATCATACTTTGGAAAAGGATATCATCCGTCTCACTTCTTCCATCGTAATACATTGATAGTTAAGAACTCAGATGTAGTTATAGCATTTATTAATCCACATACAAAATCAACTGGAACAAGACATACAATAAGTGAAGCAGAAAAGATTAATAAACCGGTATTAATTTTTGAACAAATATGAATAAAGATCTAACTATAGATGTGGATGATATTGTATTGTTAGTTGAACCACGACACAAAACTATTACATATAATATAGCGTTACTTAAATTTGCTAGATATTGTAAAGATAATAATGTTAAGTTTCAATATATAAGGGGGGTAATTAGGCCAGATATAGTTCCTACAAAAATATTTATGTCATGTATATTTTCATGTTATACTAGTACGTATGATAAAACTATAGATTTTTATCAAAGATTGTTTCCATCTGCAAGGTTTATTGTTGGTGGGGTTTTTCCAACTATGAGTCCTGGTTATTTTGATAAACATAAGTCGTTTTTTTATGATATCGAAACATATAGTGGGGTGTGTTCTTTAATTGATAATGTGGTACCATTATATAATTGTGATATTAAAGATGAAGAAATACCATTGCGGTTTGGTGGAAGATTAGAAAAATTAAAAAATAAAAAGAATTTATTTGCATACTATACATCAAGAGGATGTAATAATAAATGTAAATATTGTGCTGTCCCAATGGTTGAAGGAAAAATATCTTGTAAAAAATCTATGAGTGATGCAATAAGGTTTGCAAAAATGGAATTGGGATATAATTGTAAAAAATTAATACTACTTGATAATAATTTTGTAGCAAATCCAGAATATAATAATATAATAACAGAAATAGTTGATGCTAATTTAAAGGTGGACATTGTATCTGGATTTGAAATGAAATTGTTTACTGATGAGGTTGCAAAAAATATTTCTAGATTAACATTCACTTCTCAAGGAAATGCACCAGGCACTGTGCCATATATTAGATTTGCTTATGATAGAAAGGCAGATAAGAAATGGTTGGATAGAACCATTCTTTTAATTAAAAAATATAATATTAAGGCATATCCATTTTTATATATGCTGTATAACTTTAATGATACTCCAGAAGAAATATATGAAAGAATACAATATTGTTATGAAATAACTCTAAAGTATAAACAATCTATTTTTATATTTCCACAAAGATACATACCATATGATTCGTTAAAAGTAAATGAATATGTATCACCAAATTGGACTGAAGATCAAGTACGGGGATTTAGATATTTAACAACAGTGGACACTCATGGATTTGTAGGCATAACAACTTCCGGTAGAATCTTTGATTATATAGGTAAAACACAAGAAGAATTTATATACAAAATAGAAAACTATTTTACATTAAAAAAATAATCCAATAAAATTGAAAACAATATATATAAGAAATAAGTTATGAAACAAAAATACAGAAATATATCTTTCGAAATAACATCTCAATTAAATGATGAGATATCTGAAATAATAAATAATGGTGGAATTATAGATAGTATTATACCACTACGATCTATAGTGTATCATGCAAGTGAGGCAAGGCAATCTCATCTACCGGGATCGCCCGGAAATATTGATGTAGATAAAATATGTTGCCAAGAGGTATTTGTATTATATCACAAATAAAATCAATAAAATATGGAATGGATAAACGTAAAAGATAGACTGCCAACAAGAAGCGTAACTATTTTATTTTGTACCGAAGACGTGCACTCTGAAGTTCTACAATTTATACCATGGAAGGAAAATTTACAAAAAGGACCAAGACTAATAAAATAATAAAAACATGAGTGAACAGAAAATTAACTTACCAAAACTTAAGAAAATAGGGGAAAATACTAAGAAAAAGCCTTGTATATTATTACTCAGCGACGATTTGAGATTATTTTCAGGAATTGCTTGCATGTCCAAAGAAATTGTTCTTGGCATAGTCCATAAATATCGGATTGTGCAATTAGGTTCGGCGATTTCTAATCCCGACGTGGGCAAAATACTAGACCTCTCTGCTGAAATCGCAAAAGAAACCGGCGTAAAGGATGCAAGTGTAAAACTTTATCCCTTCAATGGGTACGGGAATCAAGAGGTCCTTCGTGAACTAATAAACCGAGAGCAGCCGGATGCAATACTCCATTATACAGATCCAAGATTCTGGAATTGGCTATACCAGATGGAACATGAAGTACGACAGTCAATTCCAGTGTTTTTTTATGCAATTTGGGACTGCCCACCCCCTCCACTGTGGAACAAACCATTCTATGAATCATGTGATTTGATTATGAATATATCAAAACAGACACATGCATTAGTAAAAGCCGTTATGGGCGACGATATTACTGTCGATCTTGAAAAAGAGGAAGCTGTGAGCAAGGGACACGGTAAAACATTATTAAGTTATGTTCCACATGGAATCAACGAAAAATATTTCCATCCAATCACTGATGAATCCGAAAAAATCAAAGCCAAAGAAACAGTCACTAAAGTATGGGGCGATACATCAAAATATGATTTCATCCTATTCTATAATAACCGGAACATCAGAAGAAAGATGACAGCAGATATAATTTATGCATATAGATTATTCTGTGAAGAATTACCAGAAGGTAAAGCAAAAAAATGTTTGCTAGCACTACATACAGCACCGATGGACGATGCTGGTACTAACTTACAAGCTGTGGTTGATACATTATGCCAAGATCAGAATGTTATTTTCTCGAAAGATAAAGTATCAACTGTTGAATTAAATCATTTATATAATCGAGTGGATGTAACGATTATGGCATCATCAAATGAAGGGTTCGGGCTAGGAACAGCCGAATCACTTATGGCTGGAACTCCGATCATCGTAAATGTAACTGGAGGACTTCAAGATCAATGTGGCTTCAAAAATGAAAAAGGCGAATATTTAACAGTCAACGATTATAGTGAAGAGTGGCCATCAAACCACGATGGCAGATATCGTAATCACGGAGATTGGGTTAAAGTGGTTTGGCCATCCAACAGAAGTATTCAAGGATCAATACCAACACCATATATAGCGGACGATCGTTGTAGATTTGAAGATATTGCAGTCAAAATCAGAGAGTGGTATGACACCTCTAAAGAAGAACGAAAAGAACGAGGTCTAAATGGAAGAGAATATCTACTAAGACCAGAATCTGGCATGTCAGCATCTGAAATGTGTAATCGCTTTATAGAGGATATGGATTTTGCATTGGAGAATTGGGCACCAAAAAAACGGTTCAAATTATACAAAGCTGAAAAAGTAGAAGTGAAAAAAACAAAATTAACAAAATCAACATTTACAGATAATAAATTTATATAAAATTATGGACTTCAAAGAAGTAAGAAAAGCAAAATCAAAATTATACGAGAAGTATAAAAAACTATTCAAAGAAGAAGAACTAACATTTGATGTATTCATAACTAAAAGAGATGAAAAGTATGCACTTTATGTATTAGTAGAGGAATGTACTGATGAAGCAAAATCATTTACAAACGAAACAATACCAAAATCATTCGAATACAAAGATAATACATATCGAGTTATTAGAGAATTTGGTGTATATACAATGATAAAACAGTAGAATTATGAAAAAAGAAATCAATTATTTAGAAGATATATATCCACTTACAATTGTAACAATGAGATATGGTGGAAAATATATTATATTTAATATGGAATCTGATAGTGAGCTTATACATGATATTCAATTAGGCGAATCAGCGATGTATGATACAGAAAAATATATTGAAGAAAAATATTCCGGATTGTTTGGAATAGGGAATACGATTTGCAATGCATTTGTCGATTTTCAGAAAAGAGCTGGTAAAGAAAATGAAGTTGGATACGTCTATATTAACCCAGCAATAAATAAGATTTCTTATAAAACAGTAGAATAATGTCTAAAATTGAAAAATGAAAATAGAAGAAAAATATTATAATACACAAAGAGAAAGATTACATGGAAAAAGATATTAAAGCGGAAGAAAATAAGAAGCTCTGCATCATTTCGAGCCCGATCGCTACACGCAGCGGATATGGAAGCCATGCGAGAGATTTAGTAAGATCCATAATTCGAGTTCACCCAGATTGGGATATTAAATTAATTAGCACAAAATGGGGGTCGTGCCCGATGAATGTACTAACTGAAGAGGTAGATGATGATTTGATCTCTAGACTTGTATTTCAACAAATGAATAAGCAGCCAGATATCTGGATCCAAATTACTATACCATCTGAGTTCCAACGTGTGGGAAAGTTTAATATAGGGATAACGGCAGCCATAGAGTCTAATATTTGCGATCCTAGCTGGATAGAAGGCGCGAATCGTATGGATCTAATTATAGCAACATCAAAACATTCCAAATCAACGCTGGCTGACGTTGGATTTGATAAAATGGACTCAAATACCAAAAAGAAAATCGGCGAAATTAAATTAAATAAACCGGTGGAAATACTCTTCGAAGGAATCTCAACGGACATCTATAAGAAGACTAAAGAAATTTCGAAAGAACTAAAGGATGAACTAAAACAAATTCCAGAAAAATTCTTATTTTGCTTTGTCGGACACTGGTTATCTGGAATCACCGGACAAGACCGAAAAGATGTAGGAATGCTAATTCGTACTTTCTGTGAAGCATTCAAATCAAAACAACCACAAAATCGACCAGGATTAATTCTAAAAACTAGCGGAGCAACATTTTCAGCAATTGATCGTACTGAAATGTTAGAGAAGATAGACAACATCAGAAAAAAATTCAAGTATGATACACCAAATATCTATTTATTGCATGGTGATCTTACTGACCAAGAAATGAACAGCCTCTATAATCATGATAAAGTGAAGGTACATATAACATTTACAAAAGGTGAAGGCTTTGGTAGACCACTACTCGAAGCATCCATCTCTGGAAAACCAATTATAGCATCTGGTTGGAGTGGTCAACTTGATTTTTTGAATCCGAACTATAATACTCTATTACCAGGAACTCTAACTGACGTACATCCGTCTGCTTTCGTTAAAAACATGATTATAAAAGGATCAAAATGGTTTACGGTTGATTATAACGAGGCAAAAAGAATAATGCTTGATATTTATAAGAGATATGACTCTTATCTTGAACTATCTCAGAAAAATACAGCATACAGTTCCGAAAACTTTAGTTTGGAGGTTATGGATAAAGTATTTAAGAATATATTGGATAAGCATATTAACTTACCAACTGAAATGAAATTGAATTTACCAAAATTGAATATGAAAAAAGAGGAACCAAAAGAATTTAAGATACCAAAACTAAAGAAAATGTAAAATGAATGAATTAGAAAAAATATGCGTGAATAATCTTGGATCAGCCGGCCGACTAATATCTGCTAGTAAGAGTTTCTATCGTGATCAATTTCCCGACAATGAAGTATATTTTAATGCGAATATTATATGCGGATCAGTAGGTAAAATCTGGTTTGGAGACATAGATTGCACGATTGATTCTGAAGAACTAATCAAAATCGCAGACGAAATTGATGAAGATATATATGTACTATATGAAATGGACGCAAGATTTGGAGAAGAAAATAAACCATTTGACGAGCTAAAAAAGAAAGCAGTCTGGTCTTCAGAAAGAAAATAAAATGGGCTTCTATAACTCACATATACTAAATATAAACGATAAAATCCAGTTCTCAATACCAAACTTAGAAAAAGGAATGGTAATCAACTGTATGTATAAACCAGAATATGCAGTAACACCAAAGAAATATATGTTGTTGATTCTGAATCCAAGATATAAAAACAAAATTCATGCATTGAGTCTAGATGAATTTAATGTAAATAATTTCAATCGATTGGCTGAAAATACTGGTTTGGTTTATATACCAAAAATAAGAAGATTTAGGAAATTACGAATACCAAAATTAATTATGGAAGTCTCAAGTAGAAGATTCTATTATGGTAAACTAAAAAAAGAATTGAAAAATCATTACAACGGCGGCTACAGAACATTTCTTATAAATAAAATGACGACTATAACGCTAATCGATTATAAATTTAATGATCACATAGAACGAAAGTTTTTACTAGAAACAAGAAAATAAACAAAAACAAAAATTATGACTGAAAATAACAAATACACATATACAGCGTATGTCATTGATGTATATGACGGAGATTCTATTGCCGTAGATATTGATCTCGGTTTTGGAATGATAATGATAAATAAGAAGATCAGATTATATGATATCAATGCCCCTGAAATTCGTGGCGACCAAAGAGAGAGGGGGTTACTCAGCAAAGAATGGCTATCTAGTAAAATTGAAGGTGAAACAATTATACTAAAAACATATAAAGATAAAACTGGAAAGTATGGTGGGTATTTAGCTGATGTATATCTGAATGGTGAAAACTTGAATCAACGAATGATTAAAGAAGGTTTTGCTGTCAAATATGGAAAATAATACTGAAATATTAATTGAAAAACGAAGAAAATATCGTCGTCAAGCAGATGAACTAATTAAAACAAATGATAATTGTAAAGATTCTGCAAAAAGCTTAAATGATGAATGGAAAGAATATCAAGAATTAGAAAAGAATTTTATTGATTTATACCATTTACCAGAAGAAGAAGGAAGAAAAATTAAAAAAATACATAATTCGTTAGTTGAAAAATTAAGTGGAGTTTTAATCGGAACACCAGAAGCTATTCTAGCAATTATGATAGAAGGATATAGTATTGTTTGTGATGATGAACCCACGATTAATTATTATCAATGTTGTTATTTAGATGGAAAATATTATATAAGAATTGTTATAAATAATATATTATATAGAATATTACAACCAACAATGGGTGGGTTTTTACATTCAAAATAAAAAAAATAGTTATGAAACCAAGAGAAAGAAAACCAGAAAATGTATTTAGAATTATTGATAGAGAAACCGGCAATGCTATTGGATCATATAGTCGAGCATATTGTGATGAATATGATTTTAATAGCGTGGAAGAAGCTAGATTAGCTAATTGTCATGGAGTTTTTGAAGATAAGGAAAAATATAAAATAGCAAAATACAAAGTTACATATACATTAATTGAAGATGATTGTGAATAATTTAACCATAAGTTACGGAATTACTGCTTACAACGAGCACGAAGAAATGGATCGTCTATTATCCATAATTGAAAAATTCAAAAAAGAGCATGATGAAATTGTTATATTGATAGATGACACAAATCCGGTTCCAACTGAATTAATGATTGTGATTGATGAGTATTCAAAAGAACCAAATAATAATCTATCGGTTCACTATCATAAATTGAATAAACATTTTGGAGATCATAAAAATTACCTTAATTCTAAATGTCAGAATGACTGGATAGTAAATTTGGATGCTGATGAGTTTCCACATGAATTCTTGATAAAAAATATACATGAAATACTTGAATCAAATCCAGAAGTTGAATTGTTTAGAGTACCAAGAGTAAATATAGTAGAGAATATTACGCAGGATCATATAAATCGTTGGAGGTGGAAAGTAAATGAGAAGGGCTGGCTCCAGTGGCCAGATTTTCAGAGCCGCATATTTCGTAATACTCCAGAAATCCATTGGACAAATCCGGTACACGAAGTAATCGTGGGACACAAAACAGTTGTTGCTCTTCCAGCAGAAGAACAATTTTGTTTGTATCACCCGAAAAAAATCTCAAAACAAGAACAACAAAATCAGTTTTATTCAACAATAGCATAATGAATCATGAAACGATCTAGAGAAAAAATGAATCTTTCTACTATAATGACTGTATTATTTGTTGCTTTAATGATATTGCTTGGTGTAGTGGGATTTATATATAAAATAACCAGATGAAAGAAGATCTAGTAAACTATCCAAAACACTATAATCATTATCCAATAGAAGTAAATGATATGATGGTTAGTATTTGGGGTGTCGAAAAAACCATCGACTATTGTGTTATGAACGCGTTTAAGTATCGTATGAGATTATTTCAAAAGGGAGATGATGAAAAAGCAAAAGAAGATTTTGAAAAAGAACAATGGTATCTAAATAAAGCAAAAGAATTGAAGAATGAAAATATTAACAGTTAGAGAACGGATAGATTGGTTTAAGGACAATGAACCAAAAAATTGGAAAAGTCCAACCGGAGAACCATGGTCAGAATTTATTGAAAATGATTTGTGTACTGGCTCGTTTTCATTATATAGTTATGCATTTAATAATCCATATTATTGTGGACCAACTCCATATACTGATGATGAAGCAAGACATATTCTTTTGGATGATTTTGATATACCAAGAAAATTATGATTAAAATTAGACTACTCGAACCAGGACTGCATCGAAATGAAACGACTTTCAGGCCACTGTGGAAGTTAAAAGAAGAATTCAAAGATGTTGGTATTGAATTTATATGGTCTAGCGATTCATATGATTTTGCATTTGTTGGACAAGCATCAATTATTGATAAAAAAGCTTCACTACAAGAATCAATCGACAAAGGACTGAATTTTCTAAATAATATAACCGGCGATTATATAATAGTAGATGGTCAGGATTCTACATCACCAATTGGGACAATCGATGCATTCAGACATGTACACAATAATAAAAACTGCAAATTATTTCTAAAAAACTCATACTTAAAAGATTTTGATTTATATAAAAAACCGTGGGTAAATGGTCGCATATATTGGGGTGCAGGCAACTATTCAGTTCCTGATATCGATGAACTCAAACCAAAAATGAAATTAACTGGTTGTAACTGGTTAAATACAATACCATATAAGTTTTTTCCATATAATGGAAAATATTATGATGTATCATGCATGTTTACATATCCATCACCAAAACCAGTATATGAACATGAATTATTACAATCAGAATATTATGATAAACACCGAGAAGAACTTCTTAAAATACTTGGCAATAGATATAATATAGCAAAACTGGGTACAGTTAAAAAAGTAGAATTAAATACATATTACAATATATTGGCTAATTCAAAAATTATTACGGCACCACTTGGTTATGGTGAAATGGCACCTCGAGATTTAGAATCAGCTTTATTGGGAGGAATCTTACTGAAGCCGAATATGGATCATATATCAACAATACCAAATATATACGTTGCAGGAGAAACATACATTTCAGTTAAATATGATTGGTCAGATGTGCTTGAAAAAATTGATGAAGTACTATCAAAATATGAACATTATCAGGAATATTATGTTGAGAACATGAGAAAGAAGATAACAGAGGAGCTTGATAAGAACAAATTTATTTTGTATATTTATAGCTTATTTAAAGAATTAGACAATGTACAGATTAACAATGATAAAATTAATGTAAATGAAAATTAGAGAAACACCATTAAAGGTATTAGCCCCAATTGGAGATAATAAAGATGTAGAATGCATTCGAGAGGTCATTGAAAGTGGCTGGTGGGGAAAAGGACCAAAAGTAGATGAATTTGAAGATAAATTTGCAAAAATGGTTGGATCCAAATATGCTTTGGCCGTAACAAGTAATTCTCACGGTCAGGATTTAATTATGAAAGCAATGGGATTTAGAGGAATTGATGTTATTAATCCAACGATGTCTTTTGTAGCTACTGCAGTTATTCCATTGTGGAATGATTGCACTTCAAATATTGTTGATATAGACGCAGTAAATCTTAATATAACAGCCGATGAAGTAGCTAAACATAAAAAGGACAATTCCGAAGTGTGCATTGCAGTGAATATGGCTGGAATTCCCGCTCCAATAGATGATATACGAAAAGTATTTGGTGGGTTCATTATAGAAGATTGTGCTCATAGTTGTTATACAAAGGGAGCTGGATTGAAAGGGGACGCGGCCGTCTGGTCGTTTCAAGCTGTCAAAACAATGCCAATGGGCGATGGTGGAATGATAACAACCAATGATAAGAATTTATATGAAAAGATGAAAGAAATGATATGGTTTGGTGTTTCTTCAACTTGGAGTAGAGCATCTGGTAAAAGCGATGTACGTGCTGGTTATTCTTGGGATTATCAAGTGAGTATACTTGGATATAAATATTATATGATTGATATCTTGGCTGCACTTGGGCTATCACAGATGAAAAAATTACCACAATTTTTGGATACTCGCAGACATATTCAAAAAAGATATAATGAAGAATTATCTTCAGTAATAGAACGACCTGCATATTCTGATACTGTTCAGTATTACTGTGCTAGACTGCCCCAAAAAAGGGATCAACTCATTGATTATTTAGCAAGTAAGAAAATACATAGCTCTGTTCATTTCAAACCACTACATTTATATAATCTATTGAAGGTTGATAAAAAAATATTGCCAGTATCGGAGAAAGAATGGGTGAAGTTACTTAGTCTACCATGTCATAGCGGAATGACAGATGACGATGTTGATTATGTTGTATATTGGGTTAATAAATTTTGTGAAGAAAAATATAAATGAAAAATAGACTTATTTTAGGCGACGGGCTACTCGGATCAGAATTGATTAAACAAACTGGTTGGGATTATATAAGTAGAAAAAAAGATGGCATAGATTTTACTATACCAAATACTTATAAATCTATGCTAATTGGTTATGATGAAATAATAAATTGTATAGCATATACTAAAACTTATGATGATAATAGAGAAAAACACTGGAAAGTTAATTATGATGGTGTGGCAAATTTAGTGGAGATATGCAATGAACTAAATAAAAAATTAATACACGTATCTACAGACTATGTATATACTTATAGTAAAATTGGAGCAAATGAAAATGATGTACCAGTACATTGTAGAAGTTGGTATGGCTATACTAAATTATTATCGGATGGATATGTGCAATTGAAATCTAATAATTTTTTACTATTGAGAGGTACACATAAGATAAATCCATTTCCATATGAAAAAGCTTGGATAAATCAGATCGGCAATTTTGATTATGTTGATATTATATCTGAAAAAATCATCAAATTAATTGAAAATAATGCCACTGGAATATATAATGTTGGAACTGATATTAAGACAATGTATGATTTGGCCAGAATAACAAACAAAGATGCGAAACCAACTTGTGATTTAGTTGATGAATCAACTCCAACTAATTTAATGATGGATGTATCTAAGCTTGAAAGTTTTTTAATAAAATAATTATGTATAAATTAGTTATAGCAGTAGATTTTGATGGTACGATTGTAGAACATGATTTTCCAAGAATAGGAAAACCATTACCAAATGCGTTTGAAGTATTGAAAGAATTACAAAAAATGGGACATATACTTATATTATGGACGTGCAGAACTGAGAGATATTTAGAAGAGGCATATGATTATTGTGAACAAAATGGGGTCGAATTTGATTATTTGAATGAAAATGTAGCCGGCTCATTCAAAGATAAATCATTTGCTTGGCCAAAAATATATTATGATGCAATTATTGATGATCGCAATATTGGTGGATTTATTTCTAATACTAAACGATGTTAATAGATAATGAAAGTAGGAATCATAGTAACCACAAATTATTCTGATGAATTTAGACCAAATGGTTTGGAATTAATCAATGCGTTTTTATACACATTATCCCAGAGCATCAAACACGAAATTATTGTATATTTGTTTAATAATGAATCGACGAATATACTAGCATTGAATTTCCAAAATCAACCAAACACAAAAATAGATTATGAATATGTGCAAGATCAGAAAAAACGTGGTCTAACCGGAACTTGGAATGATGGAGTAAATAAGGCGGTAAGAGACAACTGTGATGTGATTGTGGTGTGTTGTGATGATATATTATTTAACAGTACAATCAACGATTTTGTTGAAATAATATTGAGTGATGAATATAGATATAATGCGATATTTGGACCAGTAACAAATGGGGTTTTATCACACCATCAATATAGAAAAGAGCCTGGAGACAAAATAATAGAATTTAATGATGATCATCATGTATTGAATGGATTTTGTTTTGGATTCAAAAGCGAGATAGCCGATATTTTTAAATATGATGAAAAACATTTATTTGATCCAAATATAAAATGGGGTGGTAATGAAGAGGAATTTATGAATCGAGTTAAATCCAAAGGAGGAAAACTGGTCATATTAGAACCATGTTGGGTACATCATCACAAAATAAGAGGATGGAAAAAAGTACAAAATGGAGGATAAAATGAAAAAATATACAATTAGAAAAAATAGACATTATGCAAAAGGCTGGATTTGGAGATTGTTCAATGTGCATTTTGGCATAAAATCAGTGCAATATGAAGTTATGTTTAGCGAAAGCTGTTATTGGAGACCACCAAGAGATAAAGATGATTATGATTCTAACAAGCTATGTGGATTAGGTTTTGGCTTTAATCATCACAGAAATTCTATTAGAGTTGTATGGAAACCAGATTTTGAAAATAAGAATATGATAAAGCTATATGGTTATATATATGATCCATTTAATGATGGACATGTTTCAAAATATATTTGCGATATGTCGACAAACAGGAAATTTAAAATAGAAATAGTTCTAAATGAAAAGAATTATCATCTATATATAGATGATACTACTTGGATAAATATGGAAAATTATACAAGAGATAAAAATTGGGGCTTTTATTTATATCCGTATGTTGGAGGTAACAATACTGCAATTCGTAATATGAATGTATATCTCGACAAAACAAAAGTTGTAAAGAGAAAAACAAAAGAAAAAATTAATTGTTATATTAATAATCTTTGTACAACTTAAACATTATAAATAATGAAAATAGTTGCAATAACACCAAATAAAAAACATGATTACTTAACTGAAACTATAATAGAGGGGTTAAAAAAACATAATGTTGAAATTATAGCTTCTGA